TATCAAGGCGGTCGAGCACCTCCTGAATGATCCGGAGTTCCGCGACCAGATCGTGGCCGAAGACTTGGCTGCGATGCTGGAGCGTGACGGCAACATGCATGACGGCGAGGCCAAGCGCTTCGCGGCGACGCACAAGGTTTCGACCTGGAAGGGGCTGGCGAGCGTCTGGTTTCAGAAGACGCGCAAGCGGCGGGCGCCGGCACAAACCGGTATCCGATCAGAACCGGTTCCCGAGCGCTTTCGCACCTTCGTGCCGCATACCGTAGCGACGCAGCGCAACGTCACGGCAGTGGTCGCCGGTGATCCACCTCCCGGCCGCTCGGCGCTCGATCAGAAGAGGGCAGCTTCAGCATGAAACATGGCACACAGCGAAACGCTTTGAACCACAATGACCCATACCTTACCGCGGATGAAGTGATGGGGCGCTTCGATATCGGGCGCAGCACGCTCTACCGCTGGATTCGCGACCTGGAGTTTCCGGGCCCGCGCCGCATCCGTGGCAAGCGCTATTTCCGCGTGGTCGATGTCAATGCATGGGATGAGGTGCAATCGGGCAAGCCGGTGGATGATCCTGAAACGGCGCTCGGCTTCCCGATCGTCTCGCCTGTCATCCAGACCTATGACGATCTGGTCAGCGCCATGCGTGCACGTCGCGAAAGCATGGGCATGACGGTCATCGAGCTAGAGGCCAAGTCCGGGCTTCAGGATGGCTACACCTCCAAGCTGGAGAATCCTGGCGCGCGATGGGGCCGCGGCGTGGGGCCTGACACGTTGCCGCTGTGGCTCGGGGGGCTGAGGGTCGGCATCGTGCTCGTTGACCTTCCCCGTCGACCTCGATGCCTCGCGAAGCGAGGTCCGTCCGAAGCAGGGTGAACGAGCCGCTAAGCGGCAGAGTTCGATTAGTTGATCGGTTTGCCTTGGGGAACATGCGTTGAAGCTACGGATTCGATTTCCCGAACCATGTCTACCAGCGTCGTGTTGTCGCTCAGGATAAGGCCGATCCGCTCCGCCTCGGCGAGTGCGTAATAGACCATGTTCACCAGAGTGTCGCTGTAGTCGCCAGGGTGCATCTCTGGCGTGACATCCGATAGCAGCTCTCTCATTTTAGTGACGTTGGTCGTGATTGATTTCATGGGGATTCGGGTGTGGCCTCATCTTGGATGTCACATGAAGCGGAACGCCGGCGGACGATATCTCGCTGCCGGCGTTTCGTCGCCTCTCAGAAGTGGCGTGTCTTCTGTTTCCTCATCTCTGGGGGGATCATCGCATCTTCGACAAGGATGTCCTTCTTCCTCGCAAAGGCAATAAACACCCCTCGGGCGGTTTCCGGGTCCACTTCTCCCGCCAAAGCCGCCTTACATGCTCGGATCGCTGCTCGCTGCTCCGGGCTGTTGCCGCCCCATTCCGAGGCGAACTGGTATGCATCTACTACGGTGTTGAGTTGTCGTGGAAAGCCAAGTCCAACCCATACGAGAACTGGCTTTTCGAACGGCTGTGCAAGCATAGATTACCTCCTTGGCTCTTGGGCCGGCAGCCCGGCACCGGTTGAGTAATAGGCCCACATCGCGGCGGATGCGTGCATGGAAATCTGTAGCGCTTTTCAGACCGTTTCAAGAGGGATTTCCGCGCGGGAAAGGCCTCGTCGTAGAGGTATTGGTCCCAGGTACGAAGGCCGCTCGGTGTACTGACCTGTGCTTTGTGGCCCTCCGAACAGGGTCGTACCATCAATGAGCCTACTCGCTTGGTCATACGCATTGCTGCTCCACCGGGCGACTAGGCTGTAACCGCCTGCCCACCAGATGCCCCAACGACCATGAAGCCAGCCAGCCCGATCGCCACGAATACCTGCCAGCGTCTCCCCGCCGGAGCGCGGATAGCGGAATAGCGCCGATGGCAACGCAAGCGCTCGCAACACGCCCCGGATATGGCCAAGGCGCACAGAAAGCCGCAGCGAAGATCAAGCGCGGTGAAGCGAAGAACCTGCGCGTAACAGGCAAGGTGAAGGCTGCAATCGAGGCCATGGTCTCACAGGGGATGACACGAGCCGAGGCCGCACAAGCCGCAGGGATGACGGACCACGGGCTTTATGTGGCCCTCACGAAGCCGCATGTGCTGGCATTCTTCAACGAGCAGATGGAGGTGTTGAGAACTGGCGCGCGGCCTCGGGCGCTACGTAAGATCATCGATCTCGCCGACGACGCCGACAGCGAGCGCGTCCAGCTCGACGCCGCGAAGTACATCGACGGCATGGATCGCAACGGCAACACGGTCGGCGCGCAGCAGATCAACGTTCAGGTGAACAACCAGGTGAATGTGGACACGGCAGGCTATGTCATCCGCCTCGCTCGCCGTGCTGATCGCATGCCCGAAGGCGCACAGCAGATAGAGCATCTGGCGCAACATGTGCATAACCCCTTGACCGATAACGCGGACGTTCCGGAGGAAGCGTGAGGAACGCCCCTCCCCGCCCCTTTCGCGCCTGCGCGGGCGCCCTCGCGAGGGGTGGGGGGAAAAATCGCGGGCTTCAGTCCAGTTCCACCCTCACACACGCGAGTTCCGAATTCTGGCCTTTCGGGACCAGGAAAATTTTTCACCCCATTGAGACTTCTTCATGAGCGACGCTGACCTACAGGAGCGCCCCGATCTCCCGACAATCGAGCGGGATGCTCAGGGCCGAAAAATCTACGAGCCCGACGGCGATACGCTGGTCGATTTCCTTGAGGATCGGTCCCACGTTTCGATTATCCGCGGTTCGATCGGCTCTGGCACGTCGTCGGCGTCGATGATGAAGGTCTATTCGATCGGAATGGAGCAATGGCCCTCGCCGGAGACCGGGTTGCGCATGACGCGCTGGGGCATCGTCCGCAACACCTATCCGGACCTGAAGAACACGACGGTCAAGACGTGGCTCGACTGGTTTCCGGAACGGCTCTATGGGCGCTTCTATTGGGACCGTCCGTTTCGGCATGTCATCCGGGTTGGGGACATGCTGCTGGAAGCGCACTTCTTCGCGCTCGATAGCGCTGACGACATCCGAAAGATGCGCTCGCTTGAGGTGACGGGCTGGCTCTTCAACGAGCTCGAATTCATCGACAAAGAAGTGGTCGACGAAGCGGAAAGCCGCACCGGCAGATATCCAGCGGTGAAGGACGGTGGCGCCCGTTGGGACGGCGTAATCGCCGACATGAACGCGCCCCGCGAAGATCATTGGGTGCCGCTCATGATGGGCGAGGTTCCCCTACCGGAGAACTGGACGGAAGAAGAGCGCCTATCGTTCCGCAAGCCCGACAACTGGTCTTATTTCGTGCAGCCGCCAGCCATGCTGGAGGTGAAGGACGGCTCTGGCACGCTGATCGGCTACAGGCCGAACCCACTGGCGGAAAATGCGAAGTGGCTGAAGCCGGGCTACTACGAAGAAAAGATCAAGGGCAAGTCGAAGCAGTGGATCGACAGCCGCGTCCTGAACAAGATCACGGTATTCGTCGACGGCAAGCCGGTCTGGCAGCAATTCAACCCCGACACTCACGTCTCCAAGACGCCGCTCGACCCGATACCGGGCTGGCCGGTCTATGTCGGGCTCGATTTCGGCCGGAACCCGGCGTGCGTGCTTGGGCAGCGCGTCAACAATCGCTGGAGGATCTTCGGCGAACTGGCCGCCCATGACGTCGGCGCGTCGATTTTCGCTCCGCTGGTGAGCGCGTTTCTCACCCGCCGGCTGGGCAACTGGTCTGCGGCGAAGACGCTGGAGGCTCGGCGCGGCAGTTCCGGCATCTACGAGGTCGATGACGGCTTTTCGGTCGAGTTCTACGGTGATCCGAAGGGGCAGGACGGCACTCAAGCCGACGAGACAACGGCCTACGACGTGTTCGCCGCCAACGATATGCCGGTGCGAGCGGCACCGGTGAGGAACAATCACATCCTGACCCGCATCAACGCCGTCGAAAACGCGATGATCGGGATGGAACAGGGCTCTCCCCGCTTTCTGGTCTGCGCGACCAACTGTCGGACGGTCAAAGTCGCATGCGAAGGCGGCTATCACTTCGCCCGCATCAAGGGCACGAGCAACCACAAGCAGGAACCGGAGAAGGATCGCTACTCCGACATTGCCGACGCGCTTCAGTACATGATGCTTGGCGGTGGTGAAGGGCGTGCGGCGATCGGCAGAGAGCACCGCGGCACGGGGAAGCCGGTTTCGACCCGTTCGCAGCAGAAATCGAGGCGACGCGGTGGACTTGGAGGGTGATATCCGGCTGTCAGACTGCGAACCGCTGGAGTGGTTCGTGGTGTTTCACCGCAAATCGACGCGCTGGTGGGTCAAATGGCTCGCCTGGGGGCGGTACGAGCACGTTTCAGCTTTTGCCGAAGTGAAAAAGTCGGGAATCTGGCTGTTTTTCGATGTGATGGTCGGCCGCATCCGCATTTTGGCCATCCCTAATGACCGCGCAGACGTCATGATCGGCCATTATAGCCGCGAGGGCGCTGTCGTGCGCATGATGGCGCCAATCCCTGCCGACGAAGGGATGAAGATGCGGCCTGGCTTCTGGTGCGTTCCCGCCGTCGCTCATCTGCTCGGCATCAAAAGCTGTGCTTTGCGTCCCGACACCCTCCTTCGCCATTGTCTCGCCAACGGTGGAAAGATCGTGGTGGATGACGATGTTTGACGAGCCCAAGGAAGATCCTGATCTGAAGCGCCAGCGCGAGCAGGCAGAGGCGGACAAGATCGACGCCATCCGCGAACGCGTCAGCTCCCGTACTTCGCA